AACGGGTCCGCGACAAGGATCGAAGTTACTGGGTTAAGAAGGCTCAGGAGGTGTTTAACCAATGGATTCGGATGCGTGATGACAAACAGCCCTGCATTAGCTGTGGAACCAGAGGCCCGTGTCAGTTTCATGCCGGTCACTATAAAACCGCCGGTGGTCACCCTGAGCTCAGGTTTGAACCGTTAAACGTACACAAACAATGCGCGCAGTGTAATAATTTCAAATCTGGGGCAATTGACCAGTACCGACCAAGGTTGATTTACCGGATTGGTGAAGATAACGTAAAATGGCTGGAGGGGCCTCACCCTCCGTCTAAGCTAACCATTGATGACCTGAAGGGGATCATTAAGGACTGCAAGGCCAAAATAAAAAAAGAGAGTGAAGATGAAAGCAACACCGAAAGCAGAGAAACAACAGAAGATTACTGAAGTCCTCAGCAACATGAGAAACGGCAAAAGCCTGAGACAGTCAGCGATTAAAGCAAATATTGCCAAACAAACCTTTTTGGATTGGGTTGATAAAGATCCCGAATTATCCGGCCAATACGCGCAGGCGAGAGCAGATATGATTGATTGCTTGGCTGATGAAATCATAGAAATTGCAGATGAAGAGTTGATTCCGACCGGAGATGGCAAGATTGACTCTGCGATGGTGCAGAAACAGAAGTTGCGAATGGAGGGCCGAAAGTGGAGTCTCAGTAAGATGGCACCCAAGAAGTACGGAGACAAGCTTGAGTTGAGCGGTGATGAACATGCTCCCATTCCAATACAGAGGATCGAGCGTGTCATCGTTAAAAAATAAAACGCTAGAAATAGAGACGCCTGAGTGGGCTTTGCCTTTGTTTGAACCTTGCCGGTACAAGGCTGCGTTTGGTGGTCGAGGATCAGGCAAGTCGCATATGTTTGCTGAGATGCTGATCGAAGAGCATATCATGAACCCCAACCAGTCATCGGTTTGCGTCCGTGAAATTCAAAAATCCCTGAACCAATCCGTTAAACGGCTGCTCGAACTGAAGATTGAGGAGCTGAACGCGGGTGAGTTCTTTGAGGTTCAAGACGCGGTCATCAAATCTAGGCGCGGAAATGGGCGAATTATCTTCCAAGGTATGCAGAACCACACCGCAGACTCAATCAAGTCGCTTGAGGGCTACGATCGGGCTTGGGTCGAAGAAGCGCAAAGCCTCAGCCAGCAGTCCCTAGATCTGCTTAGGCCGACGATACGAAAGCCCGGGAGCGAACTCTGGTTCACTTGGAACCCCAGAAACGAGACGGACCCGGTCAACTGGCTGCTGCGCGGTGACAATCCACCGCCTCAGTCCACCGTCATTGAGGTGAACTATCAGCAGAATCCTTGGTTTCCTGACGTACTTTCCGATGAGATGGAGTACGACAAGCGCCGGGATCCTGACAAATTCCAGCACGTTTGGAAGGGTGCGTATCTGCAAAACAGCCAGAGCCGGGTGTTCAGGAATTGGTGCATTGAGGAGTTTGATGCACCAGATGAGGCGATCCACAGGCTTGGTGCGGACTGGGGCTTCGCGGTTGACCCAACGGTATTGGTTCGGTGCCATATCGCTGGCAGGAAGCTCTACGTTGACCATGAGGCGTACATGGTGGGGTGTGAGATCACTGACACGCCTGACCTGTTCATGCAGATCCCTGAAGCTGAAAGGTGGCCCATCGTGGCTGACTCGGCTAGACCTGAAACGATTAGCCACATGCGGAAGAATGGGTTTCCTAAGATCATGGGCGCGATCAAGGGACCGAAGAGCGTCGAAGAGGGCATCGAGTGGCTGAAGAGTTACGACATCATTGTTCACCCGCGATGTACGCATACGATTGACGAGCTGATGCTGTACAGCTACAAAACCGACCCATCGACCAATCAAGTGCTGCCGATTCTTGAGGATAAGAAGAATCATGTGATCGATGCTTTGCGATACGCTTGCGAGGGCATTAGGCGAGCCAATCCGGTCACGCCAGCCCAAGATTTTGTGCCATTGCCAACCGCTAATCGCTGGTAGATAATGGTCTTGACAACCGAGGACAAATCATGGCTCGAATGACAACCGATCAGCGGCTATCCAACGTACACGCTGACGCACTCAAATCCTTTGACACAATCCAATCCGCGCTGCGGGACGAGCGTTTGCAGTGCTTGCAGGACCGCCGGTTTTATTCAATCAACGGTGCCCAGTGGGAAGGCCCATTGAGCAGCCAGTTTGAAAACAAGCCTAAGCTTGAGGTCAACAAGATTGCATTATCCGTCATTCGGATCATCAACGAGTACCGCAACAACCGGGTAACCGTTGACTTCACAAGCAAAGACGGTCAGCCCAACGACAAGTTGGCTGAGGTCTGTGATGGCCTCTACCGGGCTGATGAGAAGGACTCAACCGCTAACGAAGCTTACGACAATGCATTCGAGGAGGCCGTGGGTGGTGGCTTTGGTGCGTGGAGACTGAGAGCCTGCTACGAGGACGAAGAGAACGACGAAGATGACCGGCAGCGGATCCGCATGGAGCCGATCTACGATGCCGACACCTCAGTATTCTTTGATCTGAACGCCAAGCGACAGGACAAGGCTGACGCCACCGAATGTTTTGTGGTCAGCGCGATGACTTATGATAGTTACGTTGAGACCTATGGTGATGACCCGGCAAGCTGGCCCAAGACGGTTCACCAATCAGAGTTCGACTGGCTGACCCCTGACGTTGTTTACGTTGCCGAGTATTACAAGGTCGAGACGATCAGCGAGACGGTCAGAATCTTTGAGACGCTAGACGGATCCGAAGAGCGGTACACCACCTACGACTTTAAAGAAGATGAGCAGCTAGAAGAAATGCTCGCAGCAGTTGGAACCCGCGAGGTCCGTCAGAAGCGGGTCAAGAAGAAAAAAGTTCACAAGTACGTTATGTCTGGCGCTAAGATCCTTGAGGACTGCGGCTACATTGCTGGTAAGTGCATCCCAATCATCCCGACCTTTGGCAAGCGGTGGTACATAGACAACGTCGAGCGGTGCATGGGACACGTTCGTTTGGCTAAGGACGCACAGCGGCTGAAGAACATGCAGCTATCCAAGCTCGCAGAGATCTCAGCCCTGTCAAGCATTGAAAAACCAATCCTGCTACCCGAACAGGTCGCCGGTCATCAGGTGATGTGGTCAGAAGATAACTTGGTTGACTACCCTTACCTGCTAGTAAATCCAATCACTGACGCCAATGGTCAGCAGGCGATTGCCGGTCCGGTTGGATACACTAAGCCACCCGCAATTCCGCCGACACTGGCTGCGCTTTTGCAAGTTACTGAGCAGGACATGATGGAAATCATGGGCAACCAGACTCAGGGCGACGAGATGGCGTCAAACCTTAGTGGTAAGGCCGTAGAGCTGATCCAGACTCGTTTAGACATGCAGACGTTTATTTATATGTCCAACTTTTCCAAGGCCATGCGGCGCTGTGGTCAGGTTTGGCTGAGTATGGCAAAAGAATTGTACGTCGAAGAAGACCGCCGAATGAAGGTCATCGATGTGACCGATACGGTTGACTCGATCACCCTGATGACCCCAGCGATCAGCGAAATTGGCGAGGTGATCACCGAGAACGATCTTACCAAGGCAAGCTTTGACGTTGACGTTGACGTTGGCCCGTCATCATCTAGCAAGCGCAGCGCGACCGTTAGAGCCTTGACCGGGATGATGCAGATCACTGGCGACCCTGAGATGCAAAGTGTCTTAGGCAGCATGGCGATGATGAACATGGAGGGCGAAGGCATATCCGAGGTTCGGGATTTCTTCCGTCAGAAGCTGATCAGAATGGGCGTTGTACAGCCCACAGAGGCCGAGGCAGAGGAAATGATGGCTGCGATGCAGAATCAGCAGCCAGATCCAAACGCGGTGTTCCTACAAGCTGCGGCTGAAGAGGCCACGGCTAAGGCGGCTAAGGCCCGGGCGGATGTTGTCAAGACTATCGCGGATGCTGAGTTGCAGCAGGCCAGAGTGTTAGAAACTGGCGCAAGCACTGAGCTTGAGCAGGCGCGAACGATGGAAACCCTAGCCGGTATTCAGCAGGACAATGTCCGGGTTGAGAACGAGACCGAAGAGAAGTCCGTCAGAAGCGCCCGGCTGCTGCAAGACATGATCCGAGACATGCGCTGATGGCATCGATGCGCGAACTTGCGATGGATTTACTGAGCCGGGCTGGTTCTGGCCCAGTCCTTCAGCCGACCAACGTGTACGGTCAGGATCCTGATTTACCGATTGGATACGGTGAGGGTGAAATTTCACCGTTAGACGCCGCTGCAATGTCAACAATGCTAGTGCCCGGGGTTGGTGATGTCACTGGCCTAGCGGCTGACGTTGATATGTACATGCGCGACCCTGAGTCCAGAAACATTCCTAATTACCTTTTGACTGCTGCCGGTGCGCTACCGTTCCTGCCTGCTGCCTCAGTGATTAATCGTATGATGCCAAAAGACGATTTCACGGCTGAGATGGATCGGTTAGAGCTTGAGACCGGGCTAACCCGGGAGCAAAGGCTTGAGCAGGGTTATCCAGAAACCGTTTACCACGGCACGAAAGATCCGAGTATAGAGGCTTTTGTAAGCAGAAACAGGGTCAAAGAACCGGGCACTTTCGTTGCAACAGATCCAATTCAGGCCGCAAGTTATGGCCCGATAACAATGCCGTTACGAATAAACCCTGAAAATTTTGCAGTTGTAGATTTTGATACTTTTACTTGGCATCAAGCGCCCGAAGATGCCGTAATAAAATTTCCTGATGGCACAGAGATTAAGGTCGGGGGCATGGACACCGATCAGATTGCCGATATTGCAAGGGAAAATGGCGCACCCGGTTTGAAATTTAAAAACATCATAGACATCGGTCATGATATTAATATCCAGCCTGACACGCGAAACTTGCCTTTAGAGTTAGTTCAGTCAAAAGAATATCAAGAGAAATACATGGAGCCGTTGCAAAATTATTACGATGCTGGCGGTGCCGATCAGTACGCAATATTTGATACTTCAAGAATAAGATCTATTAACGCTAAGGCAGACCCAGCACAAAAAGAATCATCAGAAATTCTGGCTACAATTGCGCCGATGGCAGTTGGGACCGGCGCGGCATACATGGTCAGGCCGTCTAGGTCACAAGACGAGGAAACCTAACAATGGCTTCAATGCGCGAGCTATCAGC